TATTCCTTATGATTTTTATAATAAAGATGTAAAAGCTATTCAATATCTTGCGCCTGGAACCTTTTTACATAGAGAGATATTTTTATTTAATATGCCAAACAAACAAGCAAATAAATTTCATAGTGGAACCATTAATAAACTTTGTTTTTTAAATTGCGCAAAATCATGGAAAAAAAAAGTTGGCAAATGCGATGATATTATTGGCATAGTTAAAACCAATGATGATGGAACTTTAAAATTTATAAATCCAATTACAAGACAACCAATAAATAAAAATTGTGAAAAATTTGACGCAAAAGATATTGATGTTTGCGTACCCGTCAAAGCTAAATACAACCCAGATTTGTTATAAATATCCATAATTCCCAATATCCATACCTCTATGGATATATCCATATTTTGTATTGACAAGAATCTACAAATGTTTATGAATTGTTCTATTGATTCGGTTTATGGAAAAAGACGATTTTTTAGACAAT